TTGCGCGAAGTCGTGCCAAAAACGATATTTTTCCGCTTCGTCATTTTCGTTAAATTCTTCCGCTTGCTTTCTCACTTCATCAAGGGCGTGCAAAAGAAATCCGCCCGAACCGCAAGCGGGGTCAAGCACAAGGTCGTCATTTTTTATGTCCATCATTTTGACGGCGAAGCTCACAATTTCGCGGGGAGTAAAGTATTGTCCGCTTTTGCCCTTGAAAAAGTCTTCCATAAACTGCTCAAACGCCACGCCTTTGGTATCAAGGTCGGTTTTGGAAAGCGTTACGCTTTGCAAGTGTCCGACGACGGTATAAAGTTCTTCGGGGTCAATTTTCAAACTTTCCTTAAACACTTCAGGGTCTTTTTCTTTCGCTTCAAGATAAATTTCGTTTATGCGACGATAAACATTGTCAGCTTTTTCGTGCGTCTTAATTTGAAAATCGTAATAATCGCCAGTTTTTCGCCCGCGCTTTTCATCGCGGATTTTTACGAAAATGATTTTGCAAAGTTCGTCAAAAGCGACAGTCGGATTTCTTTTGCCGCCAGCCCAAAGCGTGTTGTGCGATTTTTCAAGGGCGCGTTTTAATTCTGATTTATCAAGCACTTTCAAATCCCAGTCCGGATCGCCTTTCTTATAGCGAAATTCCTCAATTTTTCCGTAGGAAATAGGAATATCGGTAATGGTTGCTTTTTCCGGTTCTTTGTCGTTCCATTCCGCCGTTTCCATTGCTCGACGAGTATTGCCCGCAACACAAATCGCAAGCGGAGCGTGAAGCACACGAGCGTTGGCGATTGCCTGTTTGGTGGCTTGCTCAAATTCCGCGTCGGAAATGCCGTCTTTTTTACACTCAACGACGATATAAGGTTTTTTCTTTGCGTCATCTTCAAAAATAACAATGTCCGCGTAGCGTTCGGGCGTTCGGTCCGGCATTTCCGTTTCAAGCTCAATTCGCTTGACGGGATAGTGATATTTTTCAAGCAAGTCAAAATAGTATTCGGCGCGGACTTTTTCTTCGGGGTCGTTCAGATTTTCTTTGTGTCCAGACGGCAGATATTCAATTTTTGCTCCGTCGTTCAAAACGCGAAAATATCCTTTTCGTTCGCCGTCTTTCAAGATTTTTTCAAAAGTATTTTCCATAGTTATTTTATTTTGTTAAACAATATAAAGTATACGGTATTTGTTTAAATTTGTCCACAGTTGCATTTCGGTAAAGTTTCGGTTATAATAAGTATACCATATGAACAGTCTTACTAAAAGACAAAAAGAGATTTTAGACTACATAACCGAATATATAAAAAGACTCGGCTATTCGCCATTTTATGAAGAAATAAAGGAAAAATTTGGATTATCCGCCTACTCCACCGTGCATGAGCATATCACCGCGCTTGTGGATAAAGGGTATCTGTTGCGAGACGAGGGCAAAGAAAGAGGTTTATCTGTGCCACCAAAAAGAAAAAGTTGGCTGACAATTTCCTTGCGAGGAACCATAGCCTGCGGGCAACCTATTGAAGCGATTGAGGAAAATGAAACAGTAAAAGTGTTAAGAGAGCCGGCATTGCGGGGTAATATTTACGCCTTGCGAGCCAAAGGCGATTCCATGATAAACGAGGGTATATTTGACGACGATATTCTGATAGTCAAAAATCAAACCACCCCGAACAACGGCGACACAGTTGTGGCGGTGATTGACGACAACGAAGCCACTTTAAAAAAATTCTATATAGAGAAAGACAGGATCAGATTGCAACCAGCCAATCCTAAATATGAGCCGATTTACAGACGAGAAGTGGATGTGCGAGGAATCTTAGTCAAAGTTATAAGAAATTATTAAGTTCTTTATCAATTATTTTTAATAACGCCAGCGAGAGAAAATACTTGAGGGTATTGGTTTTAATTTTAGTTTAGCTCACTTTAATCGCTCTCCTTTTGAAAATCTATGCAGGTTTTCAAAACTGAGAGCGGATTAAAAGTCGGACGCTTTTCTATTATTCATTCCAATAACTTCATGCGTTATGTCTAATAAATCTGTTAGAACTAAGACGGGACGAGTGGCTCCGGTTTCAGGTCAATATAGACCAGCCGGAACAAAACACGAGATTACTCTTTCCAAGGGCGATCGTGTCCCGCCTTACAGTCGCGAAGCTAAGAGTTTTACTTTGGTTGATAAAACCAAAAATAAGACCCGATAAACTTCCCAAGCCTCTTGCTGGCATTATTGTAAATAATTTTTTTATGACTAATCCCACTCACACATTAAAACAAAAAATGCTTGAATTGACCAAGCTTTTTCGCATTGAGCGAAGTTTATTCCAAAAACTGGTTATCATCTATAAATACATCCGACTTCTGCACCGAGACCCGCTGGCAAAAAACATTTTGCAAAAAATATTTGACGAGACAGCAAAGACAGTCGGCAAAACAAATGCCGACTGTTTTGACGAAAATGAGTTTTTGGATGTTAAAGGCGAGGCCATATTTTCTAAAGAATTTTGGACATATTACTCCAATCTGGAAACAATCCACGGCAACATGAAAAGGCTGAAAAAATGCGACTTGTCCGACAAAAGCCTGTATGACAAACTATGCCGGCTTTTTTCCAAGCCCTACTCCAAAAAGATGTTTGAGCTATCTTTTGAAGTGGTCAACAGCGAGGTGTTCGAGCGACTAGATCATGAATCTTTTTGTTTGGAAAAAGAAGCGGATAATAAAACGTGGTTTGACGAGCCAAACAGCTTTTTATACATCAAAGGCAAACGGATTAAAATTAATGAGAGAATGGAAATAACAAATTTTCACAAATTGCTGAAACATATTTTTGTCAGCAACAAAGATAATATTGGCGATGATTTTTACTATGCTGAAATTGCTGAAGACGAGTTTCATGAGTTGGAGTATAAAAATTGGAAAAAATATCATAATGCTTGTTTTAATTTGAATAAGAAAATAGCCAAAAAAATAGGAATAAATGATTTTCTGCTTTTTAACACCGGCAAAAAAGGCCGGGTGAACATAAACAAAAAATACCTATAAAATTCTTATCCGAATCATCTTTTAAATCCCTGAGTTAAGGGATTTTTTGTTTTTCTTGTCTTATCTTGGGGGAACAAATAAGAACCCCATTCTTTTATCATACCCTCACGCAAACCTAAAGGTCGATTGCGATCAAGCAAACTTAATTAATCTGTTGAAAATATGCTAAAAGTTGAAGGAATCTTAAAACGCGACGCTGTGCGGGAATTTACCAGAAAAAATGGTATTCCTGGCCAAAGCCGTGAGGTCTTTATTGAAACTCCGAACAGCGTTTATCCGGTCAAGGTCAATATCTCGGATATGGACCTTAAAATCGGCAAGCAGGGCGACAAGGTGTCTTTGGACGTTAATGTCTTCCCCTACCACGTGGTGGACGGCAAAAGAAAAAGAGCCTTTATTGACATCTTTATTCCAGCGAAAAAATAGCTTATGGATTGCTATCTGAATAACATCTTAAAAAAAGGCGGACTGATTCACTGCCAGCTAAATGACCAGAGCTTGGATATTATCAATTTCTTTGCCCAGTTTCTCACAATGGCCTTTGCCATTTTGTTCGGACTGTTGGCTATCCTCATCCTAATTCAAATATTCAAATCATAAATATATGGGTGAAATGACAAATAATATCCTGCTCGGCCTGGGCTTTGCCTTGTCTTTGCCGATAGCAATCTACATAATCTTGAGCATTTTTTTAACGATAATATCTGGCAAGTAATATGTGTTCCTCTCTTATCTATCTGGCCGAGTCCTGCTATACCAATGAATTTGGCAAAATTGCCGATGTTCTTGGCGCGGGAATAACGGCCGGAATATTCATAGGAACAGTGGTCGGCGTATTGCTGTTGTTCGTTAGAAAATTTAACTCTTAATTCTATGCTCAAGAAAACCAAAGTCCTGCTTTTTAAAGCCAAGATTAAAGCGATGATTGTTTCCGTATTGGGAGCAATCGGAGCTTTGATCGGTTCAAACGCTTTTGCGGCCATGGATCCGGAGGTGGCTTCCACCACCCAGCAAATGGTATTCACCATGAAAGACAATGTTGTCGGAGTAATTTCAACCAATATCTCCAACATCGTTATTGTCGGCGTGATTATCTTTTCCCTTGGCTTCGTCTGGCGCTTGTCCAAGCGGTTTATGAAGTAGGCAATGGCGGGGGCTGGTCTTTAAAAACGGCCCAGCCCCCGCTTTAATTAACAACGGTTATGAAATTAAACAAAATATTCTTAACAATAGTGATGGTTTGGCTTGGCTCTTTATGCTTGATTGGAAAAGCCAAAGCCACGGCTCCAATTGGCGATGTGGTTAGCTTTAGCCCGTCTACCAACTGGTATAGCTGGATTGTACGAGTATACAACGAAACCGGACGAGGGCAGGTGTTCAAAACTTCGACCACAACTAATGCGATACGCTCGGTTGGATTAAAACTCTGCCGGCAGTCGGATTTTACCAAGCCAAAAACCTTTACTTTGTGTTCTTCAGCGCAAAGCGGATATTTTGCCGGCTGTTCAAATCCGCTGGCCAGTAAAACCTACACGGCCAGCGAATTGAATAATATGATTCCGTATGACGCCAATTGTTCGGCTAATAACGAGGGCGGAAATGAGGACGGAACATATTTTAAGTGGGTTTACTTTACTTTTGACAACTCTATTTTGGTTAGCAGTACCGCTTCATATTTCTTTTTGTTTAACAGTGGAAGCGCTAACGATAATGAGAACAATGGCTTATTGCGAAATATGTATAACAACTGCCATTACAACGGTTCAAGCCAGGATTATCTTGACGGCCAGACATATTACTACCAGTCAGCTACCAGATACCAAGAGAGTCTAGGGGCGTCGTGCGATATGCTGTTTAAAGTATTCAGCGATGATCCCGATCCCACTCCATTCGCCATTACTTCTCATCAAGATAATGACCCTTATGAAAAAGACACTTGGGTAACCGTAACCGGCACTTGCCCGACTAATGAAATTAATCAAGTGGGGTTGACCAATAACTGCTACAGCTTTAACGATGTTAATTACAATTTGGATTGTGTTAGCAATACCTTTAGCGGAAAAATATATATGGACGGAAGCAAAGATAAACTGGCGGCGATTGATAGAAATAGCACAGCTGGCGACTGTGTGGCCTATGATAACTTAATGGATGTTGTAAATGTTCGTTCAATTGAGATAATCCAGGGCTATCCGGATGACTGGTATTTTAATTTCAGCTATTATGATGATTATGACATTAAAATACTTTCCCCGGTGTTTCAACTGCCCTCAATTACTCAACCCTATGGCACAACTTCAACGCTATTTACCTTCCAGTTTGTCTATCCGCCGGCTGAATTAAATAATTTAACTTTTAACATCAAGCAATACGACCATGACGGTAATCTGTTAAACAGCAGTTATCACGTCTCGGCTTTGTCCGCCATGGCTAACACCCAAAGCTACGGAGTTAATCTGACCGCCACTTCAAGCGGTGGAACGCATTATGTGGTTCAGTTAATTGGAACCGGCAATGATATGAAAAGGCAATATCCGTTTGGCGTGTTTGTGTCGGATTTAGAGTATAGCTTCAACAGCCACGAAACAAAATCATTGTTTCCCAGATTAGTGTCGGAATTAAAGAAAAAAATAGTGTTCAATTATTACTTTGCTTTTCACGACGGGTTTTATGATATGTTTAACGCCAGTTCTACCTATGCCACGGCCACGGCTTTGGATATTACCTTAAAATCAATGTCTGATGACAAAAAGTATGATTTGGATGTAAAGATATTTTCTTTTTCTGATCCAATAGTCAAAAAGTTCTCGGACGGACTGAGGCCATATATCACGGCTTTTCTGTGGCTGATATTTGCTCTTTACGTGGTGTTGCGGATAGCCCGATTATTCAATAATAACAATTAAAAATATGCTTAATCTGATTGAAACAATCTTAATCACTATCTTCTCTATTCTGCCCAACGCTGATCCGAGTAGTTCGGTCTTGCTGGCGGTTAATAACGCCTTTGCCACGGTTAATCCCATATTTGCCAAGATAAACCTGGTATTTCCCATATTTGTGCTATTCAAGGTGTTGCTTTTGGCTTTGTTTGTGGAAATGACTTTGTTTTTATTCGGAATGATATTAAAGGCGGTGCAAACCATTAGAGGCTAACCAATTAAAATTATGATAACAATAATTACCGGAAAACCCGGAGCTGGCAAAACTCTCTTTATGACCTATCAAGCTTTGGAAATGATTAAAAAAGGGCATAATGTTTACGCCAACTGGAAGCTGGATTTTTCCAATTACATTGAAAAGAAAAAACTGGACAAGAAAAAACAAAAACTGGGCAAGGTATATTTTTGGTCGGAAATACCGGAACTCCTGCATATCAAAGGCGGGCAGATATTCATTGACGAAGCCCAAGGATATTTTGACAGCCGAGAATGGCAAGAAATGCCACCTAGTGCCAAACAAAAGTTTTCCGCTCACCGCCATGACGTGGCCAAAGATAAAGACGGCAAAGTGATACCGCTGGATGTTTGGGCTGGCGTCCAGCACGCCGGTAATATTGATAAGCGGATACGAGATCTGGGACAGGAATATATTGAAATACGAAATCTGTTTACTTTTTTGTTTATGGCCTCGCATTTTGAACTGCATGATTTAAAAGACGATACAGTTAAAAGAACGGCCTTAAAAAGACGACTATTCTTTTTCAATAAAGCCAAGGCTAACTGCTACAACACGCACGAGGCCGTCAACTTTATTGAATATCCTAAATTTCCTTATCACCGCCAATATCTTAAAAACCATTCCAACCATAACACGGGCTTAATACCGGATAACGAACATATTCCTCCTTATTCAAGAATTGACAACGCATACAAAAAAAGGAGTGGATTTTGTTAAGAAACCACTCCCGATTTGTTAAACCGCTTTAACAAGTTTTTCCACTTGGCGGATGTAGAAAAGGTTAATCTGCTTGGGATACTGGCAGATTATCTGTCCCTTGTCGTTTTTTTCTTCAACGACAATAAAGGACTTGAGAGCCTTTTCGCCTCTCTTAACCTTAAAGCCATATTCAAGCCACTGCTTGAAAGTCAGGCAATTACAATGCGGATCGTAATTGCTGGCTTCATTCTCGCCCCAACGGTCGAGAATCTGACGACGGACAAGGTCAAAGGTTTTCTCTGAACCGGTCCAGTTGGATCTAATTTTATCCATAGGATTAAAATTACGGCCTAAATTAATAACCCGCTGGATTCGGCCGATTGAACCGCAACAGGCAAAGATAAAGACAGCGACTGATAGCTTGCGCTAGTCAAGGTGGAGATTGATTTTTATCAATACTACCTTTACTGGCGATAAGCTGGCGCTAAAATACCTTGCCCTGATGCGGTGAAACGGATATATGTATTTTTTTAAGTTCTTTTTATCATTTTAAATCTGTTTGTCTTTTTTAGAGGCAAGCTTTTTTGGGCGGGTTGCCAGACCGCACAAAAAAGGTTGCTTGAAAAGAAACGGTTAAAAGCTAAAGAATGAAAATTTAATCTGAAAATCTTAATTTAATAATATCAACACATCTAACGAAAAGATTGGATTATGCCTTACCCCTACTACCTAAAAATGATTGTGTCGGGCAAGCAGGTTGAAGTGTTTAATTACCAACAGCCGGTCTGGCGGGATTTTGAACGAAATAATGGCGATAAAAAGAAAGATTTTAATAAAGAGCCAAAACAAATGGATCTAATTGAACAAATTGAGTATGAGATTAAAAAAATGGAGTTCTCGGTAAACCGGACAAAAACGCAGATTAAGCGAATGGTAAACTCTAACCCGCAGTTAAACAAATTTATGACTTTAACCTTTGCCGACAATATGGCTGACGTAAAACAAGCCAATTACTTGTTTAATCAGTTTATTAAAAGAATAACCTACCGTTATCCTGATTTTGAGTATCTGGCTGTGCCCGAGTTTCAAAAGCGAGGCTCTATTCATTATCATTTACTCTGTAACCTGCCATATATTGAAATGGATGGACTTCAATATATCTGGAGCCATGGCGTGGTTAATATCCGTAAAATTAGCGAAGTGAATAATCTGGGAGCGTATATGTCCAAGTATTTAAGCAAGGAGCTGTTTGACGGCAAAATGTTTAACAAGAAGAAGTTTTTTAGGTCGCAGACATTAAGGCAGTCAATTGAACTATTGGGCTGGTACGCTATGCTGTTTGCCGATAAATTCTTATCGCTGATAAAACCGGTGTTTGAAAAAGTGTTTGTGAGCGAATGGACGGGCGAGGTGGAATACAAGGCCTACAATTTAGGCTTTGTGGCTTTTAGCGAGGGGGTGTTTAAAAGAAGTGTTTTGATGAATAGCGAGTGA